CAAACTTTTTAGAAGCACTTGGTGTTCTAAATGGTTTATTTAATTTAACAGTTCTGCCTTTGAATTTTGCCATACAAGGCTAATATCATATATTACTCACAAATAAAACCTTGAATAGTACCTCTGCCATCATTTAGATAATAACCATTCTTCATAGCATCATCAAACTCTTTATAAGTGGCTATTACTTCTCTATGGTCGTCTGCGTACATCAGACATTCGTGGACTTCCATTGGTCTTGATAATTCGTATTCTTCTTTTAGCAAAGTTCCATCGAATAACAGCACTAGTATTATTAGTGTTTTGCACATAAGCCCACTCCTTTATTTTTTTATACCAAAGTATCTTATATTTATCATCTTTAGTTTTATTATAAAGGTTTGCTAATTTATCTATCTCTTGAAGTGTCGTTGTCGCCATTTGTTGCATACATAAGTATCTCGGACTCCTCTAGTTCTCCAAATACCACAAAAATATCTTTTTTGAGAAAACATACCACAATTACCACAACTACCTCTACCTTGTGATGGTCTATAATCTTGTGGCATTTGATAGGGTATTATTTCTCCATTAGGGTAAAAATTACTTCGCTTGTCCATTTTCTATTAGTTTCCTTAAATCTTTTGCTATTTGTAAAGCCTTATTAAGTTTTCTCAAAGCTATATCTCTTTGAATCTTTACTTGATCGCACTCCAATCTAGCTTGATCTCTTTGTTCTCTTAATTTTAAAAAAGTGTTTTCTCCTATTGGCTCTTGCATATTATCTCCTATATTAATGTTGATTCTATTCTTTGTTTAGCAATATTAAAATATTCTTTATCTATCTCTATTCCTATAAAATTCCTATTTAAAATTTTTGATATTTTTCCAACTGTTCCACTTCCCATCATTGGGTCAAGAATTAAATCATTTTCATTACTCCAAGTTAAAATATGATCTTTAGACAATTTTTCAGGAAATATAGCTGGGTGTTTATATGCAATTTTATCTGTTGTTGATTTTTGATAACCAACTTCATACTTCCAAACATTATCTGCATTTCTTAAAGGTTTGTTAATTTCATATTTAAATTTAGTTGTAGTGCCATCTTTTTTTCTATATGTTGAATTTTTAGTATTACTTATAGTAGGAACTTTTATTAAATTTGCAGTTTTAAGTTTTCCTTTACAAAAAACAAACATATATTCAAAATTTTGATAATATCTATTAGTACAAGGGAATGGGTAAGAATTTTTATAATAAATCATAGTGTCATGTAAATTTAAGCCTATTTCTTTAAAATATAATGCTTGTTTAAAAGAAGTTCCTGTTTCATTTCCTTTAATAGTTGCATCATTAACAATCCAAACAATAACTCCACCATCTTTTAAACATCTTTCTAATTCATTTGCTATCTTTTTAAATACATCAAAATTCCAAGTAGAAGAATTATTGTAATCTCTAATATTATCATATGGTGGAGATGTAATAATCATATCTACACTATTTTTAGGTATCGTTGGTAATACCTTTAAACAATCGTCATTTATTAATTTCATCTCCCTTGTCTGTTATATTTTTTATAGCTTCTTTTTTTGTGTTTATTCATAGTTGATGTTTTGACTCTGCCACCACCTATTGAAGTTCTTTTGTGTTTCTTTTCATAGACGACAGTTTGGCCAAATAGATTACCTTTTTTCTTTGCCATCTATTACTTCTTCAACTTTTGCATCAATGATTAATGGTAAAGGCTCAACAATACTTTGAGTTTCTATTTTATCACGCATGTTTAACTCGTTCTTTGAGAGCCAGATTAAAAGTTTTTCATTACCTTTAAGTGCTTTCTCCCACATCTTTTTTCTTAAACTAGCTTTTCCTTTGTTTTTATTTTCTGCAACTAAATCGGCATATCGTCTTTGCAAAGTTCTAGCAGAAATTCCTATAACTGAACCT